CTTGCAACTCCGTGTGTACTTGAAACTTTATCTCGTTCAGGAGAAAATGTAATAACAGGAACACCTGATCTTCTCATATCTTGTATTAAAGATTGACCCGAGGCTCGTTTTTCAATGAGCACTCCATCGGGCATCCATTCTCTATAACTCTCTTGTGCACGTTTTCTTAAATCTGGATATTCTAATCTTTCTTTCCATGCGTCTAATAATATACATGCAGCATAAGGTTTATTTTCTTGATCTCTTGCTGTAAAAACTCCCCATGTGGTACATGCACTAAAGTCAGCGGTTGACGATGTACTAAATGCAGTGTCATAAGATTGAAGCACATAACTTAATACTGGAATTTTTTTTTCGTTATATATATTCCACCAATCTCTTTTAATAATAGAACCTTCTTCATTTGAAGGTTGTTGTTGATAAAGAGATTGCCATACTCGTTGACCTACTGTATTTTTTATTTTTTCTAAATCTTCTATAGAATAAGCTTCTGGCCATAATGCATTACCATCAGCATCAATGGCGGGTAGATCAAGAACTTTCCACTTCTCTTGTGAATCTTGTAAAATGAAACCAGCTAAATCGTCTTGATGCCATCGTGTTTGAATTAATATTATTTTACCACCAGGTTGTAATCGTGTGTATGCCACTGATTTATACCAATCAATTAAATTTCTACGTTGAACTTCTGACTCCGCATCCTCTCTTCCTTTTATAGGGTCATCTATAATTAATAAATGCGCACCTCGACCTGTAATTGCTCCTCCAGCACCGACTGCACTATAAGTTCCACCCTGCATCGTATGAAAACGTTTTGCACTTGTAGAGTCAGAACGTAATCCTACTTGTGGAAATACTTTATTAAAATCCGGCGATTGAACTTGGTTTCTTACTTTACGACCAAAGTCATCTGCTAACTCTTGAGCATAAGTCGCTTGTATAATAAATTCGTTTGGATTATTTCCAAGATACCATGCGGGAAAGAACTCACTACATAACATAGATTTTCCATGTCGTGGTGGCATAAAGACCGCAAGTCTTTTAATTTCTCCCGCTTCTAATAATTCTAAATTTTTAGCAATAAGTTGTATATGCGCAGGATCCTTGTATCCCGGGTACATATGTTTAGCATATGATAATAAATTTTTACGAGATACATTAGTTGTTAAAAGATTTTTAAAAAATTCTATAGCTTCAAGCGCACGTTTATCTTTAGTTTTCTGATAAAGTGTGATTGCTTCGTTCAACTTCTGTTTTACTGTCTGTTCTAGCATTTTGTTGTCCTACTCCTATCGCACCTTTTTGATTATATATATTAAACAATTCTTTTAATTTTATAAAGGGATCTCTTTTTTTAGCTAATACTAATTCCCATGCTTCTGATTTTTGACCTATTTTTCCTAGGTACCATGCTATTTTTTGTATATCTTTTATTTTTAAATTTTGCATACGTTCACTATGAAGATCATTAGGGTCGTTAGGATTTCCCTCGTTATATTTTCTTGCTTTAAAAGTTTCATCATTATTATTACCAGTAATGTCAGCTCTATCGTGTATTATATCTATATCTATATCTCTCATAATATCTAAACTATAAGCTATCTCGCTGATCCACGCATCATTTTGACCATGTAGACTAATATGATCTAGGAGCATAAACCAATCTCTAGGAAAGATTGGAAATATCGCATAAGGATGTGATGTTTGTTCTCTTACACGTAACACACGAAAATTGGATCCACGGTCCATTATTTTAGTATCCCAATTTTGAGTAGTCATTATCGCATCATCATTAAAGAACATTAACCATTTACCATGAGCATAAAGAGCTAAAGTATTATTATATTTATGAATGTTCTCATATCCCATAGGTTTAAAAGTAAGTACGCCTTGATTAGGATACGATGTTGATTTTAAAAAATTTATAGTATCAATATCATCATCGTCCACAGCAAATAGAAATTGTAGCTTATCGGGGTGTTTAGAAGTTTTAATTAATGACTCTATCGATTTTTTTAAAGTTTCTACTCGCTTGCGTGTAGGAAGTAATATTGTAATGTTGATCATTCGTATACCCTAGAGTTTATAAGCTCTAGGGTAAACAAAAAAGTTTATTTATTCTTCGTCAGAATCATCTTCATCGTCTGACCAATCGTCTTGATCATTGGATCCTGAATCAGTATCAGAGTTATATTTATCTTCTAAATCGTTCAGAAGATCATCTATTTCAGCTTGTTTGTCTCTTATGCTTTCGACTATACTCTCGAAAGATTTTTTCTTTTTAGCCATAGTAGCCTCGTTGTTATGGTTTGAGACAGTCACTATACAAATAAATTTATAAAAGAAAAGAAAATTATTTTTTATTTATTTCGTAGAACATCTTGTCGCTATCTTCAGATATAAAATCTTTATTTTCGACATTCCAGTAAGAAGTTTGAACTTTATAGTCAGGCCAATGTGTTGCAGTAGTAAAGCTAGGCACGTTCCAAAGAATACGATTATTAGGCTGAATAGCATAATTACCGTTATCAAGTGCCAGAAGATGTCCGCACTTATGTTCTTGGGGTATTTCACTATGCTCAGTATCGATAATATTAGGCTCTGGATGAGCCCAGTCAATCGTAAATAAATATTCACCAGCATAAAATTTTTTATCTACCCCAAGATATTTACATTTTTGTCCAATTAAAAAATCAAAGCTATTAATACTAGGATAATAGCTAAATGAATTCCATAATTCAAGATCAACGAGATTTTGATTCGGAACTCTGCTGCATTCAAATCCTTTTTGAATAAAAGCAGAGATAGGTAGTCGCCAAAAGATTGCACCATTTGTAAGTAACGTATGAAATAGTACAGCCCTACCTGGTATGCTTGCAATACCAAAGACCACACAGTCTTCAGTTTCTCCTTTATTGTGTTTGAGATCATATAGATATTCCCTCCTTATTTGACAATAAATTGGCGGGATACTAGCATTTAAATACGACATTGAACAGATAGTATCTTTTTACAAAAAATTTTTATACAAAATTTTTATATGGATACCGGTTATTCATCATCTTTTACTTAGTCTTTATCTAGTAATCCGCCAAAAAGATTTTAAACTTTATAGAATTATTTTGATTTAAACTTAATACGTTTTTTATAGATCACTGATCCTAGATTTATTTTTTCTTTTTATTTAATTCTTGAATTTAGGCTGAAGAGCCGTGTATCATTTGCCGCAAGCATAAAAAAAGCGGCAGAGATTTATTTCCCTGCCGCTTTTATTTTAATTATTTATTTTAAATTGCTGATAAGATTTTCGAAGTATTTTTGATTGTCGATAATCTCAGGTGATACTTTGTTATTTTTAATAAACTCTTTATTTGAGTTTAATAAATCTAAGTACAAAGATTTTTTCTTAACATCTAAAAATAAACTATCATCAACTAATAAATTACATTTTTTAAATCTATTGTTGCTAGTAGTATCATAATCGATATCCACTTTACGATATTGACTATTGAAAGCTTTATCGATAGTTGTTGAGAATTTTGCATTTTCGTAAATGGAAAATGCTTTTGATTTTGCTCTCTTTGTATTTACCAATCTGAAGAGAATTTTTTTAGTTGATTTCTCTCTTAAAGATAATGCAACTTTATTTTCTACGATTGATTTTTTTTCTACTTTCATTTTTTTCTCTCTTTCTGATCTATTAACTCTAATAATTATTATTAGATATAAATTAATAGATTGATTTATTTATATATATGAAATTACAAATTAGAACAATAAAAACATTATTAAGGAGATAAAAATGCTTTAACATTGTACTACTTTTGTTCTATTCGCCTATAAGTAGTATTTAAACACTTATAAGAAATAATAGAAATATAATAAAAGCTATGCTTATAATATGCCTAAAGAAATATATCATTTTAATAATTAGTTTAATTAATAATTAATTATTCTTATTCGATCAATTTAATACTTAATAATTAATCAATTGCTATTTTTTTTAATAATTCTGATCCCTGATGATCCGTTCGGTGCACTTGTGTCAAGGATCCCTGCGGATCCGTAAGGACGGTTGCGGCTTGTTGTTGCGGCTCAATATCATCAACCTTATCACCTAGCATCATGGCGCCTGCATCATCAATCAACAACCCGTGATCCACGCGGATTTGGGTCAAGTACTGAGTCAATTCTTCTTCGTTCATTGCGTCAAGACTATTTGTTTTAATTTCTTTCTTCTCAACCAAGAACCCTAGTAGCTGAGCTTTTAACCTTATCGCATTGACTGCTGCGGAGTATTGACTATCTTTTAAAGCATCCTTGATCAACAAGTCAAGTCTTTCAACCTCTTTTGACACAGATTCATTCGTCAAGCGCCGAACGTCCGTGCGCAGTCGGTCAATATACTGTATAATTTTATCTTTCTTTAAGTTGCGTGCAGCTTGTACGTGTGCTGATGTAGGACTATATCCTGCTTCAATAGCCGCTTCTCTCTTACCTTTTCCTGCTGCTATACCCTCACAGAACTTCTTTTCAAGATCCGATAAAGTAGCTTCGTTTGTTTGATTGATTAGGTCTAAACTTATCGCCATATTTATCCAATATAGCGATTAATTTTTTATTGTCTATTAAGAATATGAAGGTGGGTATTTAGGGAAATACTCTGGTGTTCCTCTATAATAGTAATTTGCTTCAAGACCTTGGTTACAAGAAGTTATTTTTTTACCATACAATTTATTAAATAAAGCACAAGCACGATTAGCTTTTCTAGGATCTTTAAACAAAG